GGTGAATGAGGCGCCTGCCGCCTTGGGGATTGTCAACACGGTGACATTGCCACCGGGCACTTACGATGTGCAGATCGTGGCGAAGTGGCCGGGCGGCCCTCAGAACGGTCAGGTGTTCAACTTCCCGAACGCTGTGACGATTCAGGCGCCATGAAGGTGTCGCCATGACGAAAGAGAAGGAAAGCCGCGTGAAATACCCAATTGTTGTTTCTCGCCCCACTTATTATCAGTTGGGAGTGCTTGTGCGGCAGATCGTGCTGGCGCTTTCGCCTCTTTTCGCTTACTATGGCTGGGCAAATAACAGTGAGATGGAAATGTGGGCTGGTGCAATTGGCACAATTGTTTCTCTCATCGCTGGACAAATCTTTTCTTGGCAAAGATCGCAAGCCTTGAATGACTTGGCTGATCGTGTGCCTGATTCTGTTGCTGTCAAGTCTGGTCAACATAATTCTTCGTGAAATGGGGCATTTTTCTGATGATTCTTCCGCGCTCATACGCAGCCACCCCACCCACTGTTCAGGCAGATATCTTTCTACGCGGCTCGGGCGACGCTCTTTTCCCGGACGCAATTGGCATTCGTGCGCATCTCAATGTGGATGACAATGCTGATGATGCTCTTCTGGTGCGCTACGCGGCGGCTGCCCAGCAGCATATTGAGCGCATTACTTCGCACTTTTTGACCCCGAGAGTTGTCACAGGCACCTCAGGGCAGTCGGCAGCTGAATATCGGCTTTTCGCGGCGCCTCTTTTGGGCATTTCGGAGATCGCTGTTGATTCCCCAGATGGGCCTCGCGATGTCGCGGCGGAATTTGTGCGCGCTGACCGTCATGAGATGCCGACAATCGTCACGCTCAATCGCGAGCCTTTGGCGCTGGAGATCGGTGAATCCCTGCGAGTGGAGGCGATGGCCGGTTATTGGCCGCCTCCGGAGCCTCTCGTTCAGGCGGTTCTGCTCTTGACGGGGCACTTCTATCGCTACCGCGAGGATTCAAGCCCGTCAGTTATCTCGGCCATCCCCAATGGCGTCGCGGCGCTGTGTGAGCCTTATCGGCTGAGGGCCTTTCGGTGATCGCTGCGGGCCTTCTGCGGGAGCGTGTCACTGTCGAGCGGCCAGTGTTGGTTGAGGATGATACTGGCGGGCAAGAGGATGACTGGCAGCCCGTTGTTGCGAATTGGCGCGCGCGGGTTCGGGCACTTGGCGGCCGCGACCAGTCAACCAATGAGGCGCTCGGCACCATTTACACTTACGAAGTCACGCTGCGGCTCTCGCCTTCGACTGAGGTGATTCTCGCCACTGACCGCATATTGTGGCGCGGCCTCGTGCTTAAGGGGGACGGTGTGACAATTGACCGTGAGGCGCGCGAGGTGCGCATTCTTTGCAGCGCAGGTTCGGCGGTCAATGTCTAGGCGCCGTAGATACGGAGCGGCTTATTGGAAAGGCATGCGCAAGACGCGCCGCCTTCTGCGGGCTATGGAGCCGGAGATGCGCGAGCAGATCGCTGACGCGATGCAGGCCGCACTACCGGCAGCCATCGCCGCAGTCAGGCAAGAGGCGCCGCGCAGGACGGGTGCCCTCACCAATGCTATCTCGGGCAAGGTGCTGCGAAAATCGCTGAGCATGCGGCTCGGACTTCTGACCAAAAAGGTGCAGGGCGACTTTTTCTACGGATACATTCTGGAAGTTGGCCGCAAGGCCAAGACGGTCAATGTGCGCCGCAAGACGGCCTCCGGAATCTCAACCTACAGGCTGAATGTGCGCCCAATGTCGCCCGCTCGCTACGACATAGTCTCAGGCCGTGGCCGCAAGCGAGTGTCAAATGCTCTCGACTTTTTGCTCAAAAGGGCCTACAAGAAAGCGTTGACAAAACTGGCAGGGCTTTCGGATGCTTGAGGCTGTTCGCAAAGCGTATTTCGACCATCTGCGGGCGAATCTGTCCGTCCCTGTCTATAGCCGTGTGCCCGATGAAGCGCGGCCCCCATTTGTCGTGATTTCGGCGATTGCGATGGGTGAGGCGGCGGAAAAGAATGGCGCCCATGTGCCGGTCACTGTCAATCTGCTGGTTGTGGAGGCGGGCCGCTCCCCTGCCCGCACTGATCAGTTGACATGGAATGTTGTCAGCGCAGTTCAGCAGCAAGATTTGGGGATTGCATCGCCATATTCCGCGACTGAGCCTAGCCTTGTGTCGGCCAGCACGACTGAAAGGGGCGATGGGGACGGAAAACTGTGGGTTGGCGAGATCGCTTTCACACAAATGGTATCGCACTAGGAGGCTCTCATGGCACTTCTCTCATCCCTCATCTACAAGCTGGAAGTAGAATCTGCCACCCCAGGCACTTTCGGCGAGATCAAAGGGCAGCAGACGCTTGAATACAGCGCCTCTGCCCAGACTGTGGACACATCCACGAAGGACACTGGCGCTTACGCGACTTTGCGGGCTGTGCAGAGATCGGTGACCATTTCTGTTTCTGGTCTTGCGGACTTGCCGGATTCAGCTGGCTTTTCGCGGCTGGAGACAGTCTCCAACGCTGCGCCACAGGTGCCCTTCAAGGTCCGCATCCGAAAGAGCGGCACCACGACTGTCTTTGAGGGTGAAGTCATGGCCACAACCTTCGACAAGACGATGAATCGCGACGATGCGGTTGTTGGCTATCGGGTTGAGCTGGTCTCGGCAGCCGCTCCGGTTACGGACACTCTCGCGTGACGCCCAACCCCGTTCGCGGCGAGATGCGCGTCACTTTGGCGGGCGAGCCTCTCGATTTGCGGCCTTCCTTTGAGTGTCTGGTCCAGATCGAGCAGACGCTGGGCAAGTCCATGCTTGCGCTCGCGCGCTCGGCAGTCTCCGAAGCAGGGCTGACCATCAATGAGATGGCCACCATCATCAAGTGTGGTGCGGACGCTTTTGCCGATGCGCACAACACTGGCAATGTCTTCAACGCTTCGACAATTGCCGGCCTGATTCTCAAGGAGGGCCTTGTTCCTTCGCTTGCGGCTGTTGTGCGGTTTCTTGAGGCGGCGGTTCTGGGAGGCGCGGAACCGGCGAAGGGGGAAACGGGAAAGGCGGAGGCTCCACGGATGTGATCGAGTGGCGCCGCTTCATGGGCACCGCGATTGCCCACATGGGATGGTGCCCAAACACTTTCTGGGCCTCTACGATGCATGAATATCAATCTGCGGCTGAGGCTCTGAGGGCCTCCGAGCCAAAAGGGATGAGCGGCGGTGGCTGACGACATCAAGACACTCCTGCTGCGTGTCGAGGCGACCACCGAATTGCTGCGTGCGGAGGTGCGGCGCGGTGAGCAGTCGCTCGCGCGCCTCGATGAGCGCGCCACGAAGTCTGGCGACAAGATCGACTCGGCCTTTGCGCGCATCTCCAAATCGGCCGCGAACCTCAAGACGGCCTTGGCTGGTCTGGCAGGCGGTGTTGTTCTTTCGGCATTTGTCAGCCTTGGCCGTGGCGCTCTCCAGTTTGCAGACGATTTGAAGACTGCGGCAGATCGGGCCAATGTGTCGGTTGAGACTTACCAGAGGCTTCGTGAGGCGCTTCGCGCTCTTGAGCTGGACACTGCTCAAACCAACAAGGTGCTTGAGGGCCTGATCACGACGCTCGGCAAGGCTCAGACTGGCACTCTTTCCAACGCAGAGGCGGCAGCTCTTGAGCGGCTGGGTGTTGCGGCAAAGATCGCGTCCGGCGAGATTGAGGATGTCGCTGGGCTTCTCGATGAGCTTGGGCGAGCCGCATCGCGTTACTCCACACAGGCTCAGTTCGCGGCAGATTTGAGTGTAAATCTTGGGCAGCGGCTCGGTCCCAAGCTGGCGGCGGCGCTGGCCGATGGTGGGCAGGCGTTTCGCGACTTGGCGGCGGCGGCAAATGTCGCGAGCGATGCTCAGGTGGCGGCGCTCGCTGCGGCTAATGAGGCGATTGATCGGACGCGCGAAAACTGGAGGCGTTCTGTCATTTCGATTGCGGGCTCAGCCATCATCCTTTTCGAGCAGCTTGGTCAGGCTGTCCAGAGGGTCACACAGTTGGGCGGCCGCATTCCGTTCCTTGACGCAATCAAGGAGGTCAGGCGCGAGGCAGAGTTGGCGCAAAAGTTCCCGCTTGACCGCTTCCTGCCACAGCCACCGAAGTCAGGCCCCCTTCCGCAGCAGCCTCCAAGGTCCCAGCGGCCAGACAGGGACTCGCTTCCAAGGCTGGCAAAGAGTGTGCGCGAGACGGACAGGGAGCTAGCGGTATTTCAGGCGCGCATGGACAACTTTGCCGAAGTCGCGGCCAAGTTGACGGCAGAGGCTGGCAGCTTTCCCAAGATGCGCGATGTCTTCAAGGACATGGAGCCAATCATCAATCGCACCATTCCCAACCTCTCCAAACCTTTCGAGGATGCCGCCAACTTCGCGCGCAACTTGAGCGACAATCTCGCGCAGGCGATTGTCAATGGTCAGGGAATTGGCCGCGCGCTTGTCAGCAGTTTCAAGGCGGCGGCAGCGGAGGCGATTTCGAGCGGTCTTTTCGGGCTGCTGATAGGTTCGGGGAAGGATGGCAAGCCGACAGGGCTGATTGGCGGCCTCTTTTCAAAGTTGGGCAGCTTCGGCGGTTACAGGGCGAGCGGCGGTCCTGTTTCGGCGGGCCGCGCATATGTTGTTGGGGAGCGCGGGCCTGAGCTTTTCGTGCCGCGCGCGGCAGGCGTCATTCAGCCATCTGCCGAAGGCGGCGGCACGGTCATCAATGTGGACGCTCGCGGCTCGGTCAGTCCTTCCGCTGTCGCTGAGGCGACTGTCCTCGCGGTTCGCATGTCCACACGCTACACGGATGCGCGGCTGGGCCGGATGTCCCGTCCGTCACTGCCGCGTGGGGGAGGTGCGCCATGAGCCTTTTGCGCTGGCCTATTCTTTTGCCTCCTGCCACTGTCGATTGGCAGCAGAATCGCCAGTTCATGGAGCAGGTGTCGCTGTGGACAGGGAGATCGAGAGTTGCGCGCTGGGGTCCGGCCTCTCGTTGGTCAGCTGAAGTCACATTTCCGCCACTCGATGCTTCTGCCATTCGGGCTTTCCGGTATTTTGCTGGAGAGTTGGGTAATGGGAAATACACATATCTGCCGGTTGTCGAAGGGAGCCAGTATGGGGCAAGCGAAAATCTGATCAAAGATCCATTTGGTCTTGTTTCCGGTTGGTCTTTTTCGGCGCCTCTTCGTGAGCCCGCCATTTTTCACACTGTAGCTTTCTGGGCGCCTTCACCGCAGAATGTTCTGACAAGCGCAACTCCGGGCTTCAAAACTGCCACAGCCAATGGAGGTGTCAGCGCTCTTCTTGGCTCGCCCCTTCCCGCGCATCTCTACATCTCCTGCTGGGGCCTGACGGCGGGCGGAGCGACTGGGACGGCATCGCTTCGTGTCGAATGGCGCGATTCATCTGACACGCTTCTCAGCACATCCCTTCTGGTGATGGACCCCATCAATCCTCCCTTCACAACCCCTACCACTTGGCATCGGGTGCAGACGGTTGCCACGCGGCCTGGGTCAGCAGATCGTGTGCGCATCTTTCTCTTCTGCGAGATCACGGCGGGCCGCATGGTGTGGGCGCATCCTCGTGTTTCTGTTTTTCCGGAGTTTATTGAGGCCACAACATCAACGCCAATAATCATCTACGGCACTGGCGCCCAGCCTCTCAGTCCAGGAATCAGTAGAGGGCACATTTTGTCAATCCAGTTCCCTTCCGGCCAAGTTCAGACGGCGGTCATTGACCTTACATCTTCTGATGGCTCGGGCAACTTTCTGGCACAGTTGACAGAGCCAATTCGTCAAAGCCCGCCCGCAGGGACACTGATTCACCTCGCGCGCCCATTCGTCGCGCTTCGCGGGCCTACCAATGTCCTGTCGTGGAGCGCGCAGCGAATGGGCATCTATGAGACTGCTATGTCTTTGATGGAGGCTTTCTGATGCCGGCGGTTACTGACGCTGACCTTTCCGCCCCCACGCCCATCCTTGGGCTCGCGGCTTTTCTCGATATCCAAGGTGACCCACTGCGGTATTGCATCGCGCCTTTGCCGCTGACAATGCCCAATGCGACAATCCTTCCTAGCGCTGACCCCGATTTCGACGGCCGCACATTCACGACACTTGACCCGCGATTCATTTCAGTGTCACCAATTTCCTTCGCTCCTGGCGGCGCTGATGGTGTCGAGTTCCAGCTGTCCGGTTCGTTGGAGTTCGACTCAGCCCTGCTCACAGCGCTGTCGGACCCATCACGGTTCTTCGGGCGCATTGCCAAACTGTGGCTCATTCGCCTCAACGAATCCTACCAGCCTACACACGCAACCCCTCGCTTCGTGGGCTACATGTCTGTCCCGTCCTTTGCCGGCGACGCAGAGACTCAAACGATATTGCTCAGGGCGGAGAGCTATTTGGCCATTCGGGTTGGATCGCCTAGCCGCAGCCTTCTCAATCAGAAGGAATTTGACCCCAACGACGAAAGCGCAGCAGCGACCATCGGCGCGGCGAGAGGGACGGGTGCCCTCGGTCCTCAGTGGGACGCTGTGCGCTCAGGCAATGTTTTCGAGGGCGGCTTCACATGGCAACTGTGATGCGACTGCCGGACTGGGAGGCGCGGCTGGCGGCGCTCATCGCTGCGGTCAGAGATCGCCCATACGAGATCGGGCAGTGGGACTGTGCGCAATTCTGCGGCGCGGCGGTTGAGGCGGTTCTGGGCGAGAATCCAGCGGCACCCTTTCGGGGCCGCTACCGAAACAGAAGACAAGGAATACGCTTGCTGCCTGGGCGTCGCTTCAAGCTTCGTGGCTTTTTGACAACTTTGTTTGGCCCTCCTGTGGCGCCTCTCTTTCTGCGGCGCGGCGACATCGCAATGATGGCGACAGCCATCGGCGTGCGCTGGGGCGCGGGGCTGCTCTTTGTCGGCGCCGATGAGATCGAAGATCGCGAGGGCCTTGTGTATCGCCCGGTTGAGGATGCCCGCTGCGGCTGGAGGGTGGGCGAATGAGCAAGGTGCTGACCGCTGTCGCGGTTGTCGCGGCAGTCTTTGTGCCGTTTATCGGCCCCGCGCTCGCGCCCATCATCGGCTCAGCCTTTGCGTCGATTGGCGTCGGTCTCACTTCAGCTGTTGCGACTGGCATTGGCTCGGCAATCGGCGCGGCGGGGGTTCTTGGTCTCAGTGGGGCGGGCAACAAGCTGGCGCAGAAAAAGGCGCGCGGCAGGCTTGTCGATTTGGACAGGATGGCCGTCAACACTGCTGCGGACGGGCCGCGAAAGGCGGTCTTTGGCCGCACGGTCATGGCCTCTGACCTTCGCTATGTGGAGCCTTCGCCGGACTCCGAACAGCGGTATGTGGACGCCATTATCCATCTCGCCTCGCATCGGGTCACCTCCATTGAGGAGATGCGCATTGGAGATCGGGTGGCGTGGACATCTTCTGGAGGTGTTGCGCCGGAGTTCGCGGGCTTTCTGACTGTGTCGCCCATCCTTGAGGGCGGTCCTTCGGCTTACCACACGGTCAACAGCGGCTCGCGCTGGGGCGCCGCGCAGAGGCTGACCGGCTGCGCCAGCGTCAAGATTCGTGTGGACAGGCAATCGACAAAGCGTGCGGCCAGTCCTTTCAGTGCCGGTATTCCCTCGCAGATGGGCTTCATTGGGCGGGGTATGGCCGTCTATGACCCTCGCCGCGACAGCACGGTTCCGGGCGGCTCCGGGCCGCATCGCGCAGACAATCAGTCCACATGGCAGTATGTTGACGGCGGGACAGTGCTGGGCGAAAATCCCTCGCTGGTGGCGCTCGCCTATCTGCTGGGGTGGCGAATCAATGGGAAGGTGTCTGTTGGCCTCGGTATTCCGCCTTCGCGCCTCGACATGCCAGCCTTCGCGGCGGCGGCCAATGTTTGCGACGAAAGTGTCGCGCTGGCCGGCGGCGGCACCCAGCCACGCTACCGCATCAGTGGGCTGATACCGGACGATGCAGATGAGGCGGTTGTCCTCGAGGAGATCGCCAACTCTGCCAATGGCTACTTCGATGATTCGCGCGGGCGGCTGGGTTTCTTCGTTGCTGTCAATGACCTTTCCGGGCCTCTGATCGCCATCACTGAGCAGGACATGCTTGGCTCTTTTTCCTGGGACCCATTCCCAGAGATCGAAGAGCGATACAATGTGGTGCGTGGCACCTTCCTTGAGCCGGAGATGCCAGCCAATTACCAGATGATATCCTTCCCCGATGTGCGCATTCCGCCCGTGGACGGAATTGACCGGGCAATGGTTGTCGCATATCCGATGGTCACCGATTCGCGGCGCGCCCAGCGCCTCGCGAAACAGGCGCTGCAGCGCGCGCAGTATCGTGGACGGTTCCGCACGCGGCTCGGGGTGCGTGGCTGGCAGTTGTCATATGGGCAGCCTGTTAGTGTTTTCTTCTCACCTCTGGGGTGGGTGGACAAACTCTTTCGCGTCCATACGATTTCTTTCAACCTGGATGCATCCGTTGAGGTTGAGTTCATTGAAGAGAATGCCGCAATCTACGCATGGGCGGCAGAGGAATCGCCCATGCCTCAACCGGCGGTCCCCATCAAATATGACCCCAGGAATAACCCTTTCCTAATCACCGAAGGGCCGCAGATCGGGGTTGAGGACGGCGCGACGCGCAATGTCTTTCGCGGCGCATGGGTGGGCCTCCCGATGGGCACCGCCTTCGTTCCGGGTGACGAAGTTCTTGATCAGGACGCAATCTGGGTGGCCGTGACTGCCCACAATAAGACAGGTGGTAATGGCCCTCCGACGCTCCCCACAACCTCCAACGCAACTTGGCAGCTCAAGCTGCAAGCTGGCGCAGGCGCTCCCGGCTCGACAGTCGTGCCGGTCATCATCTATCGCCGCTCTGCCACGGCGCCCAGCCTCCCTACTGGGACGGTCACAGTCACGCTCTCGACTGGTGCGGTCAGTGGGCTGACGGGCGGCTGGTCGCTTTCGATTCCGGCTTACGATGGCACTCCCGTCTGGTCAGCGCAAGCGGCGGCTTACGGGTTGGCAACTGACACAGAAGACACCATCGCTCCCGGAGAATGGATTGGGCCGCGCGAATTGGCGCGGGACGGCCAGCCCGCCTTGACAGGCTTGCTGACCAATGAGGCCCATGTGGTCCAGACGGCCGCAGACGGGAGCGGCGGCAACTACAGTGGCGCGGGCGGCACCTTCATCGTGCGGCGCGGCGAGACGGTTCTGACTTCGCCCGATGTCTCTTTTTCGCTTGTGTCGAGCGCGGGCATCACAGGGCTGTCCATCAATTCTGCGACTGGCGTCTATTCGCTGACGGGCATGTCTGCGGCGACTGGCACCGCAACCTTCCGGGCGACAGTGGGGTCGCAGACGATAGATCGCGTCTACTCCATCTCGCAATCGCGCGC